TGGTTTATCGGATATTTATTTACGATTATTAAAAGTGATGCAAAAAAAGGCATTACTTGAATTGAATTATGTAACGACAAAAGAACGTTTTAAATTAACCGAAATCGAAATCGAAGAAGCTAAATTAAACGGGATGTTAAAAAATAACGGAAGCGGATTAACGATCGATGAATCGTTAATACATCTTTCGAAATGGATCGGATACCATTTAAATCCGAAGGTATTAACGGTAATTGAATATTTTAATATTTTAAAACAGTATGGCAAAGAAAATAAGCAAAAGTGATATAGCGGATGAAGATGTATTCGGTGCGATAAAGATTTCGGCACAAAACGCTATTACCGTTCTGGATACGTTGAATGATACGTTAAACGAATCGGCATCGATATTATCGAAGGATATCAAGGGTGCGAAATTCGGATCATCGAAGGAAATAACCGAATTCACAAAGGCGATCCGGGAAGCAAATAAAATAAAAGAAGATTCAATTAAAATCGATCAAGAACGTGCGAAGTTAGTTCAGCAAATTTCAAAAATCGATCAAGAGCAAGAGAAATCGGCGCAACAAAAATTAAAAACGGAACGCGAAGAAATAAAGAACGCCCAAATTTTAGCGAAGGAAAAGGAAAAAGAAGAAAAAATCCGTATTCGAAGTGCGAAAGTTATTGCCGATGAAAATAATGCATATAAAAAACTCGTTACATCAACACGGGAACAAAAAAACGAATCAAAACGATTGGCATCGGAGTTAATACATTTGGAAGCAACCGGGAAGAAAAACACGAAGGAATGGCGATTAATGAACGCCGAATATAAAAAAATCACACGATCAGCACAGGCAGGCGATAAAGCATTAAAAAAAATAGATGCGACCGTTGGCGATAACTTTCGAAACGTTGGAAATTATAAACAAGCATTGGGCGGTTTAACTCGTGTAATGTCGGGTTTAGGATTGGCGTTCGGCGGATTCCAATTAATAAAAGGTGCAGGCGAAACGATTGCTAATTTCGGTCAAAATATATCGGATTTAAAAGCAATAACGGGTGCAGGGGGCGAAGATCTGGAATTTTTCAAAAGTCAAGCCATAGAAATGGGCAAAAGTGTTGAAGGTGGTGCATCAGCAGTAATCGAAGCATATAAATTAATCGCATCAGCAAAACCCGAATTACTTGATAATGCGAAGGCGTTGGATTCGGTAACACAAAGTGCCATTACTTTGGCACAGGCATCCGGGTTAGATTTGCCCGATGCATCAACCCGGTTAACCGATGCTTTAAATCAGTTCGGGGCACCGGCAGAACAGGCAGGGAAATTTATCGATGTACTTGCCAACGGTGCGAAATTTGGATCGGCAGAAATTCCGAATATCACGGATGCTTTATTAAAATTTGGTGCGGTTGCTAATACTTCAAATGTATCGATTGGCGAATCAACTGCGTTAATCGAAGCACTTGCAGAAAAAGGATTAAAAGGCGCGGAAGCTGGTACGGCTTTGCGGAATGTAATGTTAAAATTATCGGCACCGGATGCCCTTCCAAAAGAAGCGCAACAAGTATTACAAGATTTGGGCATATCGTTCGAAGATTTAACGGATGAATCGAAACCATTTAGCGAACGATTGGAAGCGTTAAAACCGTTATTAACGGATAATGCAGGGTTAATAAAAGTGTTCGGAAAAGAAAATGCGGTAGCAGGGATTAACTTAATCGAAAACACGGATCGAATCAAAGATTTAACCGTAAAGATGGATAAAAACGGCACGGCAACCGAACAGGCAACCGAGCGAACGGATACTTTAGCATTTGCTTTTACAAATTTAAAAGAATCTTGGAATTCTTGGATTTTATCACTTGATAACGCCACAGGAACAGGCGAATTTTTAAAAGGTATTTTAACAACTATTGCCAATAATATCGGAAATATCGTTACGTGGATATTTAAAGCCGTTTTGGCATGGGGATTATATAAATCCGCAATAATGGCAACACGTGCCACGATGTTTTTATTAAATGGCGGAATTCAAGAAACGATAAAAGGCATGGTGGCATCCGTTAAAGGATTAAAAAACATGGCAACGGGTGCGAAAACGGCTGAAAAGGGTATAAAGAGTGCAGGAAACGCGATGAAAGCGGTGCCGTGGTTACTTATTATCGGATTAGCAATCGAACTCGGTCAGGCGTTGTATTTTATCGCAAGTGGAGCAAAGGCAGAGCAAGAAGCGATCGAAGCAACGGCAAGAGCAAAAGAAACGGCGGATAAAAATGTCGGTGCTTTAAAGGCAAAAGAAAAAAAGCGTTTCGATGAATCGATGCGGTTACTTGATTTGGAAACACGGAAAAAATTATCCGGGATCAAAGATGATAAAAAGATTCAAAAGATTAAAGAAGAAGAATTAATCCAAAAGAAAAAAATCGCTCAAAAAACGATTGATATCATTAATAAAGAATCCGATGCACAAAGAAAACGTGCCACGATATTTGCTACCGCAGAAGATGAAATCCGTAAAGTACGTGAAGGCGGAAAAATGTCGGCGAAAGATGCGATTCGTATAACGGATGAACTTGCTTCCGCCGGTTTACGCCTTAGTTTAGCAGATATAAAACTCGGTAATTCTTTAGAAAGAGTATCCGAAAAACGTGCCGAAGCGTTTAACGAAATCGAATTATTACACGAAGCTAATAAAGATTTTAAAGATGTTCTGGAAGATTTAGTCGTATCCGAAATCGAACATAAAGATGCGATCGAAGGTGCAATTACACCGACAAAAGATTTAAGATCAGCACAAAACAAGTTAAATACTGAATTTAGCGATCAAATTGATTTATTAAAGGAATTAAATGGATTATTACAGGAGAATTACGATGTTCAAAACGATATAACACAATTAAAAATAGAAAGTGATATTGGCGATCTTGATGAACGGATCCGGGCAGAAAAGGAAGCACAAAAAATAAGTGCCGAAACAACTGGAGAAATAAATGTCGATTTACTTGAATCATTAATCGAAGAAAAACGGAAAAAACAAATCGAAGCGATTAATTTACAAGCGGAATACGAAATCCAAAAGGAAAAAGACACGTTTAATCAAAAATTTGCGAATTTACAAGCAAGTTTAGATAAAGAAAAAAAGGAAAAACTCGCGCAAATCGGATTATCGGAAGAACAAAAAGCGGAAATTATTGCAGGATTTGACCGGGAACAAACGGATTTAAACAGTTTAAAATTAGCGGAAGAAGAAAATTTACAAAATAAAATAACTTTAATCGATTTAAATGCAGTAAAAGAACGAAAGGAAGCAAATCGGGAAAACGCCGAAGAAGTGAAAAACGTTAACGATGAATTAATCGAAGATCAAATTAATCATTCGTTAAAGTTAAAGGAAGTGCAAGGAAAAAGCAACGAAGAATTATTAGCGCAACAAAAGAAATTTGCCCAACAAACGAAGGAAATTGCGAAAGCGGTATCGGATTATTTTATCCAAAGATCACAAGCAAAAATAGATCAAGCGAATAAAGAAATAACCGAAGCCGAAAAAAATGCCGGAATACTTCAACAACTTGCCATAAATGGTAATATTAAAGCATCGGAATCACTTGCCGAACAAAATCGAATTATCGCAGAAGCTACAAAGAAAAAGATTGCAGAAGAAAAAAAGCAACAAGCGATAAAACGGGCAACTTTAATTTTGGAAACGTATCTTTCGAAAGTGGAATCAAATGTTAAAAATCCATTGGGCGAAACGATACGTGATATCGGATTATTAACGGCGTTCATGTCAACTACTACGCCTGCTTTTTTAGATGGAACGGAAGATACAGGAACAAACGGGGCCGGGATTGATGGAAAAGGTGGTTTTCATGCTATTTTACATCCGAATGAACGTGTATTAACGAAGGAACAAAATTCTAAAATCGGCAGTATATCCAACGAAGAATTAGCGAATTTTGCTAACGATTATCAAACCGGGAAGATTATCGGAAGTGGTGCTATACAAATCGGTAATGGATGGAATACGGGTGCGATCGTTGAACGTTTGGAATCTTTGGAAAATACGATAAAGAATAAACCAGAATCGAACATCCAATTAACCGAAATCGTTAACGGTGCGATGGTTATTACAAAAGAAGTACGAACCGGGAATACTTCCACATATAACCGATATAAAGTAAAAGGATAATTATGCGCCATTTTATTAACGATATTGAAATAACGCCCCGAAACGTTTTAACGATTGGATTAAATTCCGATTTTACAGGCAGACCCGAAAACTTGGAAATTTCTGCGGATCGTATATTATTACCACGTGAAGCGTTAACGGTGGTGCAAGATCACATAAATACGCAGGGGATTTTTGAAGGGATACCGTACAGGATCGAAACGATTTCGGGCGAAATATTAGAATATTATATCGATTTAACACAAAATGCGGTTTTCAAAACGTACGAAATCGAAGTATCAATTAATCGAAGGCAGGGAAAAGATAATTTTTTCGATAATGCACAGGGCACATCGTTTGAATTGATGAAATCAAAAGGAGTACAATTCCAGTTTATCGATATTCCCTATATCATCGTAAAGGATAATGCGGTCGAATTAGCGATATCTTTGGGCATATCATTATACGTAATGACACGTGAATTAATCGATCAAACGATCGCTTTAACTGAAAATATCGGGCAAATTTTCGATGGTAGTTTACCGAACATTGGCGTTCCGCCTTCGTTCGATACGGGTGGCATCGTAATGATCGTTTTAAATGTACTTCTTCAAATCGTTGTAATCGCTTTATTATTGGTGGCGATCGTAAAAATGGCGGAACAATTTTTCGAACTTCTTTTCCCAAAAATACGATATTATCAAGGAGCGAAAGTAAAGGAATTAATTAAAAAAGGATGCGAATATCTTGGATATCAATTTCAATCAAATTTGTTAGATGGTTTACCCGGTTTAACCATTTGCCCGGTTCCATTAATAAAAGATAAAGATTCGATTTGGGATTTTTTGGAAAACGATTTAAATTTTGCCTTCACTAAAGGTTATCCAACGGCATCGGATTCAACGCCAACGCTCGGAACATTAATCGATGCTATCGAAGTACAATTTAACGCCAAAACGAAGGTACGTAATGGAGTTGTCGAACTTGAACGAAGGGATTTTTGGCAGAATGTAACATCGAATTTAGTGTTACCAGCTTTAAACATTCAGAACGAACGGCAAGAACAATACACGTTAAATAGTAACGAAATATGGAAACGATATTATATCCATTATCAAACGGATGAAAGCGACACGCATACGCTTGATTTCTTTGATCCAACGGATGCGGAATATTCAACCGAACCATTAAACGTAATTAACGCCGATTTAATAACTATAAAAGGTTTGAGCGATGTAAATATACCTTTTGCCCTTGGAGTACGAAAAACGGGCTTAAATTGGATCGAAAAGGTAGCAGAAGCGGTGTTCGAAGTAATAGACGGGTTGATAAATACATTTGGCGGTAATTCTTCTTTGGTTTCGCAGATTAATGATCGTATAGGTGTAATGCAGATTTCGCAACAATTTTTTACGAAAACGAAAATGATGTACACGGTTAACGGTAAACAACCATCGAATTATGCGGATACGATCCGGGCATCTGCGATTTATAACAATTATCATAAAATTAATGAAATCACAATAAATGATTTTAAAATTTATTCCGATGTTCCTGTGCGGATTACGGCGGATGATTTTGTAAATTTGCTCAATAATAACTATGCATCGATTAATGGAACGATTTGCGAAATTTTGACTTTACAATATACCGATGAACAAAGTCAAGCGATTATATCGTATAAATTTCCGTTCGATTATGCAAATGGAAAAGTCCAGATAATTACGATTAACGGTTAAAAAGATGGAA